CCTGACTCAAATGCCGGTAACGGGGTAATTGACTACCCCTGCCGATAGCCCCCGGTTGGCTCCTCCTCCCGGGGGCCTTATTATGATGAAACATGTATTATTCTTTCTCGTTGCCCTAGTCTATTGTCTGAGCCTGTTTCTTGTCGCCTGCTCACTGATGTCTCCAGCTAAACCTTACTTTGGCATCTTCTTCATTGGGGCTCTGATAAGCGGGACTATATTGGCGAGGATGCTGTTATATACACGTCGTTGAGGAGACCAAATGCCTAGACCCATATTGACACAGAAACAGGAGACCTTTTGTCTCCGTTATTTTGAGACGAGCAATGGCACGGAAGCGGCCAGACTTGCCGGTTACAGCGCCAGGACGGCTAGGGCCATCGGTTCTGAGAACCTGACCAAACCTTACGTCCTAGCTCGGATAGAGGAGTTGCGCCAACTAGCTCAGGATAAGAGTGTCGCCAGCGTAACGGAACGCAAGCAGAAGTTGACAGAGATAGCTAGGGGCAACCTATTAGATTATCAAGAGGTTGGGGCAGACGGCACCTATATCTCGATAGGCAAGGAATCGCCCAATACTGGTGCAGTTAGTGAGATCACATCCCGGACTGAGTACGATGACAATGGGGCCAACGCAGCGATAATCACTAAGGTCAAGCTGCATAATCCGGTGCAGGCCATAGCAGAGTTGAACAAGATGGAGCGAGTCTATGAGCCGGATGGTACTGTGACCGTCCACAACAACCAGGTCAATATCATAGTAGCCTCAGAGCAAGGCAAACGGGACTTGGAACGGGTAATGAATGGAGAGCGTACGTAGGCTCACCCCGATATACGAACAGAATCAAGCTGCGTGGCTGTCCGGCAAGCGTCGGGTACTCAATGAGGGCGGAACGGCCAGCTCCAAAACCTGGTCTATCCTCCAGCTCCTAATCACGATAGCGCAGTATTCCAAAAGCAAGCTATTGATATCAATTGTCAGCGAAAGCCTTCCGCATCTAAAACGCGGAGCAGTGCGTGATTTTTTCCGTGTTCTTGGGGAATCTCAGGACAACAACCCCCGGTACAACAAGACCGAGCAGACCTATACATTCGGCAATAGTGTTATAGAGTTCTTCGGGGCTGATGAATCGGACAAGGTGCGCGGGCCCCGGAGGGATATCCTCTTCATCAACGAAGGCAATAACGTGCCTTGGGAGACTGCCAGGGGCCTCGATATCAGGACTCGCTTATTTACCATAGTCGATTGGAACCCGGTCTCCGAATTCTGGGCACATGAGTATTGGGTTAACGATCCTAGCACGGCCTATGTCCACTCTACCTATTTGGATGCTGTGGACGTACTGCCGGCAGAGGTCATCGCCAATATTGAGTCGTACAAGGACAAGGATCCGAACTGGTGGGCTATCTACGGACTAGGGAAGCTGGGGAAGGTGGAGGGTTTGGTCTATCCGTTCTTTGAGCAAGTAGACGAACTGCCGGATGGCGATGTGTTCTATGGCCTGGACTTCGGCTATTCCAATGATCCTACTAGCCTGGTCAAGATGGTGATAATCAACGATGCCCTGTTCTCAGAGGAATTGATCTATGAGACGGGGATGACCAATGACATGATCGCCTACAGGATGACGGAGCTGGGCGTCAGAAAGCAGTATGACGAGATATTCGCTGATTCAGCCGAGCCGAAGAGCATAGAGGAAATCTATCAGCATGGGTTCAACATCAAGCCGGCACCGAAGGGCCCTGGATCGGTCGAATACGGCCATCAGAAGGTGCGTCAATATAAGCAGTTCTGGACGAAGGATTCAGTTAGCTGTATCAAGGAACAGAGGAATTTCAGGTACAACCCCGACAAGAACGGGAAGCTGACCGATAAGACTACTCATGCTTTCAGTCATGGCATGGACGGCCGGAGATACGGGATTATGGGGAAGGTAGAGCCCAAGGAACAGGAACAGGTCATCATCTACGACGCGATGCAGCGTGTGAACATGGATTTGAGGTAGGAGGAGCAAGATGGATTGGGACTTATACTACGAGAATTGGAGCTATGACAGTATTCCAGTATGTCCGATCTGTGGACAGAGTGTTTGGAGCCGTTATGAGACACCGCTTTACACTCCCACCTATCCTCAAGCTAGGGAGTATCGTGCTGAATATATATGTACGTGTGGCTGGAGAGGAATCCCCGCCTGGCTTAAGAGGGTTGGGTCACAGACAGTAACGAGTACAGTCTAAGAAAGGGGGAGGAATGTCAAACGAACAGAAAGAGGGAAGCAAGTGTATCTACTGTGGCGGAACGCTGGTATCTCATTTCATCCCGAACGGTGCCGGCGGCCAGCTAGACGGCCTGCATTGTGAGAACTGCGGGCTGCGGTTTGCGTTTTCTGTTGATCCGGCCAAGTGGCAGTCATTATGGGAGTCTGCACCGTCTGGTACCTCTGATCTGATTGGTACTGGACGTTTGATCCCATACGCCGACAGTAAGACAGCATCATTCCCAGGACAGGTAAACGATGCCAAAGAAACAGCCGGTCAGCCTGGAAGATAGGGTATTAGCCACTAGGTCCTTCGGCGCGCTATTCCGCGAGGCCACGCAGACGGTTGAAGAGGAACTCCGGCTGGAAGATGCTGGCTGGATGAGTCTGAGTAATCAGACCAGTGAGATCATCCCTGCCGATCAGAGAATCAACAATCTGAAACTGTCTAGGCTCTATGCCACTAAGGACCCGTTGGGGCGGCAGTCCATAAGATTGTGGACTGACTACACGTTCGGCCAGGGCATGACCTGGAGCACCGAGGACAAGGGGGCAAAGAAGGTACTGGAGGCGTTCTGGGATGCCAAGGCGAATCAGAACATTCTCTCATCTCGTGGGCAACGGCTGTCCAGCAACAAGCTACTGATAGACGGGGAGGTATTCTTTGCCATCTTCCTGGCGAATGAGGTCACGATCCGCCATATCGACCCCTTGGAGATCACCGAAATTATCAGCGATCCGGACGACAAAGCCGATGTGAGATACTACCGCCGGCAGTGGATGACACCACAGGGCACCCCGAAGGACAGTATTTATCGAAGTGTCAGCAATATCAAGAATGAAAAGACGCCTGATTCAACAGGGCATTCCGTCAAGTCATCTGAGGACGCGCTAATCTATCACCTGGCCTATAACACTATCACGCGGCGGGGGAATCCTCTGTTGCTCCCAGCCCTGGACTGGATCACACAATATAGACGGTTCCTGGCCTCCAGGATCGCCATAATGTTAGCGTTGGCCCGGTTTGCGTGGAAATCGAAGGTTAAGGGCGGGCAGACGGCAGTCGATAATATCAAGAGCAAGACGCATGAGGAGGTCATAGCGGCTGCCTCTCATTTGGTGGAGAATCTGGGCGTAGAGACGACCCCGATCAAAGCTGACACGGGAGCCACTAACGCATATCAAGATGGCCGGATGGTCAAGCTCCAGATAGCGGCTGCTGTAGGAATTCCAGAGCAGTATTTCGGTGACATCTCGATTGGAAATCTAGCGACAGCCAAGACGGTCGAACTCCCCATGATGAAGATGTTCCAATCCTATCAAGGGATATGGGCCGACACATACAAAGACATTAACGAGATCGTCTTGGAGCATGGCGGGATACAGAAGGATAAGTGGTATGTGGACATGGACTTCCCGCCTATTGCACCACTGGATGCCGTAGCGATAGCTCAGGCACTATCCCAACTGATTATGGCCCTGCCGCAGTTGGCTGATTCAGACGATATCCTGCAACAGGCATTGTTGGCAATAGGAGTCAACGATCCGGCAGAGGTCATCGCAGCGATACATAAGGAGAGCAGGGACAATCCCGAGGCTGCGGCTATCAAAGCCTTGAAGCGCATACAGGATAGTCTACGGAGGAAGGAGAAATGAGATGCCCAGGTTGCGATGGCAAGGGATTTCTGGAGTACGACTATGGCTTGGTACAGCGCCGATGCCCGAAGTGCAAGGGGACGGGAGAGATAGAGATGGAGGACTATCCTGAGGCAAAAGAAGGGGATGTTCTTACTCAGGAAATGGTGGATAAGGCTCTGGAAACGTCTGGTACTCCCCCCAAGCGCCTGACAACATCCGATATAGAAGCACTGAGCCAAGATACCTATATCCACCTGGAGGGCGAAACCGATGCCGCAGTTGATTCGGGAACTGTCCAATCTGATAAGCCTCTTAGAAGCGCGGCTGCCCGCAAATCCCCGCGCGCCCGAAAACGTCAGAAAAGCCGACAGGCTTGAACGGAAGGTTCGTGCCTACTTCAAGGCCCTGGAGCAGGCTTTCCCTTACGATGCTATTGAGGCACTGTACTACAAGCATGTAGAGGAGGAATAGGTGGGACTATCTAGTGATCTTGATGATGCCCTGAATCCTCTGCTGGCGGCCTTCGATGACATTCTAAGTGCCGAAATGACTGAGGAATTGGCTGATATCTACATGTCTGGGGGGAAGCAGATGGCATCGTGGGGCAAGGCCAATTTGGGAGAGGCACTACATAGAATTGGCGAGGCGGTGAAGGTTTCGTATACCTATGAAGGCCCGCCGCGAGAAGAGGCTATCAAATGGGCCCGCAAGCGCGGTGCCAGGTTTGTCACGGGGATGGATGAGGAGACAAAGCGGCGCCTAGCCAGCGTTGTCGGTAATGCCATCAAGAACAAAAGGGGGGTAGACGGACTAGGTCGGGATATCCGAAAGGAAATCCAGCACATGTCAGTCTACCGGGGCAAGATGATTGCCCGGACTGAGACTGCCAATGCCCTGTCTCAAGGTAGCTTAGATGCTATGAAGGACATGGGAGTAGATGGCAAGGAATGGGTAGTGGCTGGCGATCCTTGTGAGATTTGTGCTGGAAATGCGGCTGATGGGGTTATCCCTGTC